AATAGGTACATGAAGACCATTTCTCATAATAGTGCGGCCATCATCTGTCTCATCAGAATATTTTACTAACAATATATCATCAAGCACTTTTTTAAGGTTGTAACCGTAAAAAACTGAATTGAACGAGTTCTTCGGTAACTCAGAAAAATCAATAAGGCTTCTCTGTGTAGGTAGTGAGTCAATAGATGCAGGCATAGAATGATTTATTAGTTATTTTAATAAATCAATATAGTATTTTACTTCTCTCGTTGATAATTCTTTATTTTTTGCGATTAAAGATAATTCTGTATTCTCTTCTTCACTTTTCTTTTTCTTTATATATTCTATCTTTTTTTGAGACATTTTAGGAAAAATAGCACTCATAAACTTATAGCAATCACTTTTATTGCTGAATATTTGAGAGTATTTGTTAGCTGTATCACATGCTGTCACAGTACTCTTACCATACATACTCAGCCATCTATTAATAAGGTAAGGAGAAAATTGCTTCTCGTCATCAAGTGTAGAGAAGCAATTTTCTTTTTTAGTAAAGAGTATATTTGAAATATAATCAAATATGGTCACGAAATAACCTTTGTCGTTGCGATAAAGATGTCTTCGTTCATTTTATAAAAAAGCTCAATCACATCCTTCATGAATTTCTCAGCATTATCATCATCAAGGTTTGTTGAATATGCAAATGCGGGTGCTTTTTTACCTGCAGTAATATTGATACCTGTATGTCCAAGTGCTACATTATTTTTTGAATACGTAATACTCACGCTACATTTGCCTTTTATTTGCGTAACACCGCCTTGTGAATGCTCTTTATGTACAATAAGATCATCACCATCAACTTCAATAGGTGCTTTAACGTATTTAAAGCTTAGGATGTTTGCTATCTGCGAATTAAACAGCCTCTGCCATGAGACAGCACCGAATGGATCGAGATATGGTATCTCCCAAAGAAAATTTATAGCATCCTGGCTGTAGATAAAGTCATTATTGAGTACATCTTCAGTATCAATCATACCCTCAGCTTCAACATGCATAGGAGCTCTAAATGCGATAATATTACCGATCGGTAATGTTCTATCTCTGAAATATTTGTAAGCGAATCTACTATGGAGAATCTTACCGTCATAATTTTTAATATCAGTTATAATCATACAAGCGATAGTATAACTGATGCTTGTATAAATTCAAGTCTATCTACCGTGAATAAGCAATTGACCCCACTCTTTTTCTTCACCTTGCCTATAATTATTACCATGTTGTGTAAGATCCGTATAAGCTTTTAAATTATGCCTCTTTACAAGCAGACTATAAGCGGATTGATCGTGTCTATGGCATACAAATTCCGGGTAATTTGGTAAACCTTGTGTATTATCGCATTCGGTAATGATGCGCTCATCTTCGCAAAACACTAACCAGTCATTAACAAATTTTATAGACAGTGGGTCTTTTTTTAAAAAAATATGACTTGCATTGAGCTGTCCAGACAGGTCACCGGTCCAGTACTTCTCTTCATCACACCCCATGAGTACAAACGCATCTCTTTTTGTTGCATCACGCTCATTACCTTTACCGTCATTAATTTTAAATGGTACAATACTCTGCCCTAACAGCTTTTTAAAAACCGGTTGCAAGCTACTTTTCTGTAAGATAGTAGCATCTACATAAACGAGAATATCATTATCATCCATTCTCTCTAAACACCGCTTTATAAAATATGGCTTCCACAGCCAAAAATTTGCTCTTAAAGCCCCAACGCCACCGTTTTTGCTCTCAAATATATGTCTATTTTTTTCTTTAAAATCAGACTGTATATTCGTTTCGTTACATTGATATATAGTATTAAATTCACCATGCCTAGTAAACGACTGAATACATAGCTGCTGATATGCAGAATAGTGATTATTCGTTGTTGCGTATGTCAGTAATATTTTTTTCGGATCAGCCATTTAGTTGATGGTTGATCCATTCATATGACTTTGCAATACCTGTCTCGAGAGGTTGAGAAGGCTTCCAACCAATTTCTTTATATATGAGTTTATTATCGGAATTACGGCCACGTACACCTATCGGTCCATCGATATGCTTTATTGTAATATTTTTATTAGCAATCTTGGCAGTCATGGAGACAAGCTGATTGATAGTTACCATTTCCTCGGACCCGATATTTACAGGGTAAATATATTCGGAGTTCATTAACCGCATGACTCCGTCGATACATTCATCGATATAAAGAAAGCTACGTGTCTGCTCTCCATCACCCCATATTTCTATTTCCCCGCCATCTTTCGCTTCTGCAACCTTGCGGCAAACAGCAGCTGGCGCTTTCTCTTTACCGTTATTCCACGAGCAGTGAGTACCAAATATATTGTGAAATCTCCCTATACGCACATCAAGACCGTAATTACGGTTGTAAGCGAGGTATAGTCTTTCACTAAATAATTTCTCCCAACCATATTCAGAATCTGGATTTGCAGGATATGCAGAACTTTCTTCACAGTTAGGATTATTTGGATCTAATTGATTGTGTCCTGGGTACATGCAAGCACTACTACTATAAAAAAGCTTCTTAACACCATGTGTACGCGCTATTTCCGCAACATTGAGATTTATAAGTGCGGAATTATGCATTACATCTGCATCATGCTCACCTGTAAAAATATAACCTGCACCACCCATATCGGCGGCGAGCTGATAGACCTCATCAACAGAATTTATGCTATCCTTGCCTGCTACAGATCTTTGATCAGGTCCATATAGAGCTCTCGTAACCAAACTGTTATCACGCAAATCACCAACTATAAATTCGTCAGCATTTGTAGTTGAAAATTCTGGTAATTTTAGATCAACTCCTCTTACCCAATAACCTTCATTTTTTAATCTGTTTACTAAATGATTACCGATAAATCCGCCGGCACCGAGAACAACTGCTACTTTTTTCATATAAGTATATTAGTAATTCAATTAAAAAAATCAATTAATAATTTTTATCCACGAAAAATCATCGAAAGTAAAATCTGGTTCACCGATTGCGTCAAGTACTGCACGCTTCACGTCACTATTATTAATATCGTGTCCACCAAGAGTGCCACCAGGCTTCAAGCAGCGTAACCATGCCTTGATATCTGCTACCACGTCGTCATATTTGTGTGATGCATCGATGTAAATAAAATCAAAAGTCTCACGTAAAAAAAGCTTACTTACGTCAACGCTATTACCTTTTATCTTCTCAATTTTTCTATTACTCTTTATATTAGCATCAAACATCTCTTCCACTTGCTTCATATTACCACGCTCCGAAGCGAGGTCACTTTTATCGTAAAAATTCTCCCATCTATCTACTGCAACAACTTTCTCAATCTTATCACTGCTAGCCCATATAAGTGTTGATTCGCCGTAATAGCAACCTATTTCCGCCATAACGGTACCTGGATTAAGCTTCTCGATAATATCACGCATACCTCTATCATGATCAGGGCGCATTTCTGTGCCTCTTATTAATTGTATATCATTTTTCATTTTAAAGTTTTTATCAGTAATTTTATGTAACCAATCCTTTACCTCACCCGTAAAAAAACGATCGAAATCTTGCTTCGGATACCCGGTAGATGATCCTCCCGCTACGTGTAGCACTTTTGTAAGTAAAGGTGTACCGAATCCATTATCAATGTATAATTGATTATTGCAAAGATAACTCTCACGCCAACTATCCCAGTGTGTGTATTTGCCCCAGGCATTACACAACCCGTACGAAATACCAGATCCTACAGGATCAAGATATCTTACATTATATTTTTCACTATTAACTATACAATTGAGTATGTCTTGTTCAATACTCGGAAAGTTATTGCCGTGTTTCTTATTTGCTTTTACCCAATCATGCCATACGTCTTTATTTTTTATAACATAAAGACCAGCATTGATATACTTCATTAAAGGTATATCTTCATGTTTAAAAGGATCGTGAATAGTTATTCCTTTGTCCTTACCAGCAGTACCTAAATCAGAATTATTTCTTACGACCGCAAGATCATACTCGCCTTCAAATATATCACTTAAGTCACCTGTAACAGTACTGTCAGCATCTATAAATGCAATAGCATCATATTCGTTACAAAGACCGAGACCTATTATTGATTTATAATAATATGCACTATGTCTACTGTCACTGGCCGGCCATCCTTCTTCATCAAGTAATGATTTTAATTTTTCACTATCAAAAACAATAACCGGTATATCAGGGTGAAAGTAATTGAGACTATTAATGAGATAATCGATACGAACATTTTTACCATAATTTTCATCAGTACATACAGTAGCGAAACACTTTTTCATATTTTTTCTCCTACTGCAATAAAAGCGCTATTTAAATCCTTTTCACTTACGAAGACATTAGTGTAGCCGTTATCATTCATATAGTCGCGAATAAAAGTAGGTAGAAATATAGATTTATGCTTGGTATTATGCCAGGGCCTCCAATACTCTTGATCGTAGTGCGGTAAATACAGAAACAATACACCACCCCTCTTAAGTTTACTTTTCCAATATTCAAGAACCTGCACCCAATTATCAAGATGCTCTAAGCAATGACTCGAAAAAATATAATCTACACTTTCCTCTGGTAAATTAGTAGCACTATATCCATCATTATAACACAAATCAATACCACGTGCACCTGGTAACTTCCAATCCTCTCTATTGCACCCTATATCATAGCCCGTACCGCGACACATCCACCTCGCATACGGTATTGCAAACTGTGCTGCATTTCCTTGCGCCTGGAAGTAAGGGTATTTTTTGTTTTTAAATTCTATTGTATCTATCATAATTGCTTATATTGCCATGGTTTTCTCCAGATAAACTTTGTCTGCGAATATGAAGGTGGGTGCGGCTTTGTTGCTCTAGAGTAAAGAGTGAGATCTTTTGCCTGCATATCTAAAGTCTCACAAATATATGTGAAGCATGTATCAACAAGATGAATGCTTGATGCGTGCTCTATAACTTTACACCAATCAAAAACTGTAAATCCTTTTTTTGTTTCAATAAATACTGAGCGTGTATTTTCTCTCGGTATTTCAACATGCGCTGTTTTTGTATTAGGCGGTGAACCGTAACTTGTACTTATTAAAGTATACTCTTCGTTGTCCTTAAGTTTAAGGACATTATAATATAGATCGTCTTCTTTTTGTTTATTTCTTTCGTAAGTAAAGAAATTATACCAGTCACCCCACTTTGCACCTATAATGTTATATTTTGATTTAAGGATGAGATCGCCGTCCATCTCATCTGCTCGCTGTAAGGGTAGATACAGCAAATCAGGACGATGTATTACTTCTCTTGGATCATCACTATAAACATCTTTATGCGGAAAATCTTCATCTATACTGCAAAATACAATATTATCACTTTTTATATAATCCTTTATAAAAAGAAATTGTGGTATAACGGGCCAATACACTACATTAGCAACACATCCTTGCAGTATCTTTTTTGCTATTTTTAATGTAAAAAAGATATCACCTAATCCAGCAGGCTGTCTAATTAAGCATGTCTTCATTTAATCAAATAAAAATGGATATTTTTCAAAAAGCCAATCTTCTGGTATTTCATATTTTTCTTTTTTAATTAACTCGTAATTATTCTCCATATAAGGTATAAGCTCGTTATATTTCTCAATAGTAAGATTTTTGATTATATCTTCAAGATCCTCTATTGTATCAAACGTGATGATACCTCTCATATCAAAAAACTTTGTTACATCGCTACCCCAATAAATGGGTATAGTACGTGATGCAAAGCAGTCAAGTATTTTCTCGGAAAAATAATAATCAGTTCTCGAATTTTCGAGTACTATAGAAAAATGATAATCTCTTAACCCCTCTTCCTTATGTTCGACAAACTTAAAGCCGCGCCCGAAGTGATCAACCTTGTCATTAAATTTACGAATTACTTCTTGTCTAAACGTGTGACCTGGCGTAAATTGCTTATCAGACGCAATCATCGAGCACATTTTTGATTTTACAGGTTTTGAGAAATCTTTTATCCAGCATGCACCAAACGGATAAAACAGAAAATTTCTGCCTGATTCGAGCAACTCTCTGTCGAAAGTTAAGATATAATCAAATTTTTTGTAATGCTCATCAACAAATTTATATATATCAGGCAGGATAGCTGGCGGCTCTATAAGCATACCGATTTTGCGCTTAGCATTACATTTATCTACTAAATGTAGATATCTATCAGTAATAAAGCAGCTATTACTAACAACTTTGTTTTCACGGCACCATTTAAAATGTGATGCTTTCTTTTCATGAGTCATTGACTCTGGGTGATGCTGAAAATTAAAATCGCGTATATTTATTTCTTTCATATTACATTAACAATTCTTTCAATACCGTCACGTATTGACGTCTTAGGCTGCCAGTAGTTAAGTATATCTCCTTTTGGTTCATTCTTAATACCATTTTGCACTTTATCACTGACTTTACCGGGTATTATTTTAGTACCTGGTAAAAGTGATGCAACTATTTCTGCAACTTCTTTAATTTTTGTCCAGTGAAAGCTTGTAATATGCAATTGAGTTGACATATCGATAGTATCATAACATAGAGATAACTTATACAGACATTCTGAACAATCATCAGCAAAAAGAAACTGTCTTTCCTCTTCACCATCAGTTAACATTTGTATTATACCTGTATTACGTGCTTTTTTAATAAAATCAGTTATTACATGAAATTTTTCTTCATCATGCTCTACACCGTAAACATTCCAGAATTTTACAGTTTTACCACCGAGTATCTCTGTGTAGTGTTCGCCAAGAAGCTTACATGCACCGTACGGTGAATGTCCCATGGAAGCCATCTGCGATGATGCAAAGATAAATTTTTTATTGTATTTTTGCAAAAGTGTAAAAACAGTGTCCATCATTCTTGTATTATTAAGAATAAGTTGTATAGATTTTTGATTCTTTGCGAGATATCTTGATCCACCGACATCATAAGCAAGAAAATACACAAAATCAGACTGCTGTATTTTTTTCTCTATAAGAGAAGTTTTATACCGTAAATCTTCTTGATCATTTCGTAAAATATCCAACTCTTCTACTTCAGCTCCTATCTGTAAAAGATAGGAAGTAAGTGATGTGCCTATTTGCCCTTTTGATCCTAGTACGAGATATTTCATATTTTTATTTTTGTCCATGACTCCGGTAAGAATGTTGAGAGATTTAAATTGAGGTTTTTACCAAACCACATATTTTCCTCCATTGCTATAACCTGCTTATCCTTATTACCGTTCAGCCATGCACCCCACCACCCGAAAGTTGAAGATGTTAGTATGTTGTGCTTACATTTTGACATTAAAAATAATTCAATTACGTTTGGATAATATGTCTTATCTGTTATAAGACCGAGGTGTAAGTTATCGCACGCTTGTTCATTATCTATAAATGTAAAATCATAATCTTTAAACCACTTCTTAACAAGCTGTATATTATCTGAAAAAATAACATATCGATAATTTTTACCGAATTCTTTAAATGCTTTCTGTAAGTATTCTGTAGGCGGAGGTATATGATTAACAGGATCATCATCCTTTGATCTCGTTTGTGTTCTTACATGTACTGCAACAGTATCAGACGCTGATATTATATCACCATATTGAGCTGCCAATAAGCTACTTATTTCATCAGATGGTACGAACAATTCATTTCGGATATAATCCTCACAATCCTTGAAATACAATTCAGATTGAAAATATCCCTCTATCGACATATTTTCTTGAAAAGGTATCGCTTCGTAGTTATGTGCTTTTTCTTTAAAAATAGTGCTTATATCCTGCTGGTTAAGCGTCTCACAAAGTGGTGTTTTGAGTATATGCGAGTAAACTTTAAGTTGCTTGCCGCATACCCACTTCGGAAAGACAGCATTAGTATTATTACGCTTTGCGAGTGCAGTAGTTGCTGCTATTTGAAATAATTGATTGCCTAGCTCACCATATCTGCCGAGCATATGAAAAGTGACCATATATGTTATATATCCCAGGTTTTAATATAATCTTCTAAAATATGTTTAGGTTGTGTCTCAACCCATCCGCAAAGTAAGCGATTTTTTTCATAGTGCTCGTGTTTATCCTTCGCACTCGCACCTTCACCGTCGTGTGGTAAATGCCACATCGGTCTATCGTTAATACGTTCTACATCATACCCAAGAATGTGTACACGTTTCGCTATTTCATCGTCCTCATACCCCCAGCCTCTAAAATTCGGATTATAACCTTTAAATTTATTAAAAATATCTTTTCTCGACATAACGCACCCACCAACAGAATTATTATGAACTATCCATACATTTTCGTTTTGAAAATATACCTGTCTTGTATTGGGTAAGTGTGTCATTAAATCGTTGTAATCAAGTGTATTTTCGAACTTGTTCTTTACAGGTAATTTCGTGTATATAAAAAGACCATCATACGGGTAAACTAAACCGGTATTTGTTGACTCTACTAATCTTTTGCGTCCTTGTATTATTTGTTCAGGGTGAAGAATAATATCTGTATCATGAAAAATAAGAATATTATTATCACTTAATTTAGCTCCCGCATTAAATCCTCGTGCCTTTATCCATTCACCGGTATTGACCATATGTACATATTTGTCTACATCATGCAGGTTTATGTGTTGTAATAAAACAGGCTTAGTTGTATCTTCAAAAAAGATATACTGAAAGTTTGTACAATGTTTACGATAATAATCGGTAACGATTTTAATATTACGTAAGCGCTCGTATGTATCAATGCGAACATGGAAACAGAATGTCGTGCCTTCAAGATCGTACATATTACTTAATTATAACACCTATCCCCATTTTTCCCTCTGGTGATTTGAGAATTTCTTTATACTCATAATTGCCTTTAATTTCTGTCCAGAATCTATGGCCTCCACCTTCCTCATTAACAGCAATATCATGAAAAGCGATAACACCACCTTTACGCACTAGTGAACCGTACGTATTGAAATCGTGTCTTATAGCTTCATACATATGATTTCCGTCAATAAACAGAAAATCTAGCTCTGGTGTAATACTGCGTGTCATACCTGCAGTATATTGTTCAAGACTTGAGAATGGTAATACGTGTAAATTTACATTCTTCTGTTTTGCCCATTTTTTCCAAAGAATCAGATGCCCGTATTCCTGTTGATTAACTCTTGGATCTTGCGGTCCTGTAAAAAATCTAACCGGTAAGTCGATGGATACTATTGTGGTTCCGGGTGATGAAGCATCAATATATCGACCGAGCGTCCAGCCGAGAAGTGATCCGATTTCACATACGTTCTTTGGATTTAATTTTTTATAAATTTTTAATAATTCACTAAACTCTTCCTCGACTTGTGATCCAGGTTGTATTACATCAACTACCTTCTCGTCCGCTGCAAGCTGTTGTAGTTTATCACGTCTTTTAATTATAGATAGCTGGTTAACTACTGTTTGATCGGTTGCAATAGGTGGCTGATTGGGGTAATGTCCGTGTTTTTTGAGGTACTTCTCTCTTCCCCCGTAGACATTTTTTTCCCACTCTTTAGACTTAGATGCAATGCTACTCTTGTCAATAGCACCCGGTGCTTCAGTAAGGTAAGATTCTGAATCAACAATATCAGCAAACCACCAAAAAGGTGGATGGTAACCAGCTTTTGCAATTCTGTATGTAAGATCTACATGCTCCCATGCATTGTAAAATTGCTCATCATGTAGACCGACCTCTTCTATGACGTCACGGTGAAAATAAGAGAACATTGCGACTGTGTGCTCGTATAGCGCTATTTTTACGCCGTTAGGGTATTCTATAATTTTTTTTGGGTTTGGTTCAGAATCTTGCTTACATAAATGTCTATTGTGTAGATCAAATTGAAAATCTTGCCTTCTATTAAATGGACTACCAGGTCCGTAGTTAAAGTGTAATATACCAGATGTTTTTGAAGCATTTATATACACTTCAAAAACATCTTGTTTTAATAATATTATATCATCTTCTAGGACAAATAGATGCTCGACATTTTTTTCAAGAAGTGCTTTTAAGCAATCATTTTTTGAAATGCCAACACCTGTATTATGTTCGTGATGTATGATTGTAATGTTTTTCTTACAATTAAAAAGTTCCTCATCAATTTTATTCTTACCATCATTTACAATGACAAGTGGTATATCGTTACCAACATTTGCAGGTAACGATTCTATACATAGTTTTAGAAAGTCAGGTCGATCACAAGTTACAATGCCAACTCCAAAGTTTATCGTATTCATTATTGATTAATACGATATTTTAATATAAATATTGTTAATGGCAATCAATCCGTCAAATAGTAATGCAATTAATGTTGTTAACTTACCGTCAGCTCAGCTCGCCGTAGCTGGAGATTATTTAATTTTGCAGACAAATAACGGTACGCAAAAAATAAATTTTAATGATTTTAACGTTGTGCGTACAGATATACTAGGCAACGCAACTGTAATCGGTAATTTAACAGGTAATGATGTAGTTGTTGACAATGTCGTAACAGCGAACATTACGGCGAGCAACTTCTTTACGACAAACGGTCAGGGCATTAATGGTTCAAACGGTTTTTATGATAGGTTTACAATTCAAGACGGGCTTATCCTAAGTGCTGACCTAAACACTAAAAATAATCCCGTATATACAGAAATTACAAACACTGTCCTGCCTGCACTTACGTCAAATCTGTCTAACATTTTTTTAAAGATATATGATTATAGCAATACAGCTGTAATTCCTGCAGGGTCAAATACCACATCGACAATTTCAATAAATCAATTTTTTGCAAACTACCCTATTACTGTTACACAAATAACACGTGATAAATTTACCGTTGTGCCGCAAGTCGGTACACTAGCTCAGGTTCCTACAATAACCAACATATTACAAATTGGTCAGAATTTACAGTTTCAAATTGCTGTTGGTTCAAATCTCACAAATAATACAACGTTTAATTGGCGATTGCTTGTAACTTACAATTAATCGCGTACGTGAAATAGTAAAGCTTTAGTAATTCTACCTAAAGCTTTATTTGGATTTACACCTTCATCAACTAGACGTTTATACTCGAGCTTAAACGAATTAATAAATTCTTCTGATAATTGAAAGTTTCTTGGATAAAAACTACGCTTTACCGTTTTAATAGGCGAAAAATTTTCTTTTATTTGTAATATGGTTCTATCAAAAGAGTTCACAAATATTATTTATTGCCGCGTATAATATCGTTGAGTATTTTTTTCTCCTCTTTCTCTTCTTTTTCAACCTTCTTTTGAGCTTTTAAGATTGATTCCATCATATCTAAATTTTCAGTATTAAAAATGCCGTTATCTTCAACTAAACTACCTGTATCACTAATATATAGATTGACCATCTGTATTCGTTCTTCTGGAGAGCCGAAGATTTCAATAATAGGCGGTCTATCTTCATCGGGGAAAAACGGTGATTTGCCTGTATGATAGAAGCCGTGCGAAATAACTTTAAAAATATTATCTATTTCTGCGATGTACGCTGTATCTATCTCTCTACCTTCTCTCTCTACAATAGGTACCGGCGCAACGTTAGTTATGGGAAGAAAAAATATGACGTCAAGATAATGCATACTCTCCTTAACGAGCGGTATACATTCACGAATAAAATCATCATCAATATCTGATGCATTTTTTGCGTTACTCCAGAGTGAATATACAATATTATCCAAACAGCATCTGTCGAAAATAATATTATCATTTTTTGATGTACTCTTAATATCTGACAGTAATAATTTTAAAATTTCAAGTTGCGATTCTTTTGCTACTTCTTTATTAAGCTTAATATTATTTTCTTTAATGTATGTCCTGTATGACTCTTTTGACCGTTTATACATTGACCATTTTGCAAGAATATCATTGACAAGTGTTGTCTTACCTTGACAGGCAGATCCGGAAATAGCAATTCTCATAAAATATAACTTATAAACATTTTCTAACATTTCAATAATGTTTCTTTTTATTAAGACATGTATAAATAAAAAAAATGTTATTTTTTGCCAAACAAATTCCTCACTCACCACATGCGTTAAAATATCTGGTACGTAATGATTCAGCACACATGACATTTTTTGATTTATGTAAAAGTGTTAATCCTGACACAAAGCAGGCGCGATTATCAAAAATACCGTTTAATGAGAAATTTGTCTATGAAATACATTTACGTTACTCAATTGATCATCTGGCTGATGGTATTTGTTCATTTACTGAAATACTACCAGAAATAATAATAGATAAATTACAAAATAATAAATGCTTATTATTAATATCACACAGCCATGAAGGTTATTCGTGCAGCGGTAATACTGTTAAAAGGATTAAAGAGCTCTTAGAGAAAGATAGTATTGAGATGCATAATGTAATACTTTTCTGTAATAGTACGACGCCGTCACCACGTATCGTGGCAGATAGTAACGGCGTATATTGCGGGTTTAATTATTTTGAGTCAACAGCAAGAAATAAATTTGCATTAGAAAATATCGCAGAATATAAATCACTGCGACTTGATAATATACTTGCATGCAATATTAAAAATAAATTTCTCTGTTTAAATCGCGTACCGCGTGAGCACAGAGTAATGTTCTTAATGCTGCTAAATAGAGAAAATCTGTTGAGTAATTTCCTGTGGAGCCTACCCGACATTGACGTTGTAAACGCTAGTGATATAACAAAATTTGACGTTTCGGAAATATGGGGTCAGACTAACACGGCCTGTGTGTTTAAGAATACGACACCGGTTGAGCGTGTGGAATTTAAGCGACTTCTCCCAAGTGTCGTTGATGTAAGGGCATTTGAATATAATCAGTGGAATACCTTAAATAAAAAATTTATAACTTCTACAGGGATATATGTAGTTACAGAGACGCTTTTTGGTGGTGCTAATACACCATGTTTTTTTACTGAAAAAATATTTAAACCGATCTACTATAAGATGCCCTTTATAGTAGTAGGTACACCAGGGTACCTTAAGCATATGCGCACGTGCGGCTATAAGACTTTTAGTAATTTATGGTCTGAAGATTATGATGATGTTATTGATGAGTATGGTAGACTTTCGCGAATAATTAAACTAATTGAATATATAAGCCGTCTAGATACAGAAGAATTTCACAAGCTGCTAGCCGAAGCTCTGTATATTACTGCATGCAATTATTCACGTCTTATGAGCCGTAGTAGTGACAAGTATATCGCAGATTTTATTGCAGAAAAATTATCTGCCCGCATTACACTTTAAGCGCTTTATCCCAAATTACTAGCTGTAAGCGTGGGCTAAACTTTACACCCATATACTTAGCATATTCTGCTACCGCAGCTGCTTTCTGTGTATGTTCATCACGCGAGCCGCAACACGGCATGAACCATATACGATGTGTAGGAATGTTTATACCTTCGTCATCCCTTACGTACTTGTTCCAAATCTCCTCAATATCACTATCTACGGTTATAACAAACTTAAACCCCGAATTATTCGCTACATGCCATTTGAGAACTTCAGGTTTATATGTCTTCTCCTCTGGGTCACCGTTTGTTGATAGCTTAGGTGATGTAGTGAATGTAGCTCTATAATATGCTACCCATTCATTTGCAGGTAAAATTGTAGCGTTCGTCTCAAAATCTATTCTCGGTAAAAACCCATAGCGAGTAATAAAGCACTCTATAAATTTTAAAAGCTGTTTCTGTTGTACAAGGGGCTCACCGCCTGTAATCTTTAAAATACTACCACTCTGAAGATGATTAATATGATATCCCTTCTCAAGCATCGTAAAAATCTCCTGAAATGTCATCTTGTTTTTTACCGACCACGATACATACGAATCACAACCATGCGGAGAGTCTGCAGATTCAAATTTACTGCACGTTAAATTACACATTGATAGTCGCATAAAAACTGAAGGTGTACCGATATGTTCACCCTCTCCTTCAATTGTATAAAATATCTTATCATCACTTAAAAATAGCGTTTCTTCATCTATGTTTATCATACATGGTAGATTGTAACTGTTGTCTATGGTTAATCAAGAGAAATATAATAAGTACTTGCACATGAGTAAAGCTAAAAAAAATAGTGTTGCTAGCAATAACATCACTAACGAAATACCAACAGATAGTTCACCCTATATAGCACAACGTGAAAAAATTGATTTTGAGCTAAAAATAAAAGAACTTCCATGGACTGAAAAACAAAAAGAAATTATAAATTTATTTCTCAATAAAAAAACAAAGTTAATGCTGCTTAAGGGGCCTGCTGGTACTAGTAAGACTATTTTATCAATGTATCTCGGGTTACAGCTCTTAAATGCAAAGAAGGTATCTGACATAGTTCTCGTGCGATCTGCTGTTGAAAGCTCAGAATCAAAACTTGGCTATTTACCGGGTGATATGATGGAAAAATTCGGTGTATATCTTACACCGTTTAACGAAAAATTTAATGAATTAATTGCTGAGCCTCAAATAAAACGTCTCGAAAAAGATAATAGAATTGCTGTATGCCCGATAAACTTCGCTCGCGGCTTACATTTTTCTGTTAAATTCGTTTGTTGTGATGAAAGTCAAAATTTAACCATACGCGAATTACAGACACTCTTTACACGAATCGGTGAATTTAGTAAGGTTATGATTTGTGGTGATCCTGATCAAAGTGACTTGCCAGCCGGTAAGTCCGGCTTTAATGCCGTATATAATGCGTTTAATAATGATGATGCAAGAGCTCACGGCATACAGTGTATTGAATTAACAGAGGATCATATCGTGAGATCCGAGCTCTGCAAGTACGTAACACACGTATTCAAGCAAATGCCCTGCAATACTACAAAACAGCTCCTGCACTCTTAAGCTCTTCTATAGCCTTAAGTACACTATTATTTGCAGTAGCAATATCTGCTGCAGTTTGATCCTTAAGCGCTATTGTTGTAGGCTGGAGTACTGCTGTGCCGTCATTATCATTTAAGCCTATTTGCTGTGCAATAGCGTTTAATGTTGCGGACAAGTTATCTTGTATTTTACAAAAATGTGGATCACGATCAAATTTAGGTAATATGCTTCCTGTTGATATAAGACCTGTTGTATCTATATTAGGCTTACCTTTTATTTGTTTTTCGTAGATGTTAGATAGGTCATCTTGACCTATATCAAATGGCAACTGAATTTGAGCTTGTTTCTGATTATTATTAATAATATAGTCAGATATATCACCACCGTAAAATTGATGTCTGTGCTCTGGAGACATTAAACACCCCAGCTAGTTCCAGCGAACGGATTTGACCACCCTGAACTAACCTGATTACCAATGCGTGCAGGTATCGGCTCATTTCCTGGTTCTTGTTGTACCGGTTCTTGTTGTACCGGTTCTTGTTTCGATGTTAATTCTTCTTTACAAGGAGTTATATTACCTACATACAGTGCAGAATTTTTTTCATGCTCCCATACCTCTACCTTACTTGTCCAGCATCGATTGTTTGTTATTCTACGAACATATTCGTCAGCAGCTTTAAAGCACCACTCCGCTGTCTTCTCAATACCTACACCTTCTGGCATTATGCGTAGATCACAACCACCGTGTTTATGTAAATCAGTAAAGTACGGTAATAAAGGATCATCAGCAGCTACACATAATGTATGATCAAATTGCTTCTCGAGAATTATCTTTAATTCTTTAAGATTACCGAAATCGACTACCCAGTTCTTTTCATCAAGCTCACTGCAGCTAAACCAAAATTTAGCAACCAATCTATAACCATGAATAAACTTACAGTGACTATGATCTGCTCTCCATTGACGAAATGCGCAACTACCTAAATCAATTATTTTTGTACTCTCGAAACTCATAAAAATTATTATATACAACAAGCTGCTGCATTCAACTGTTTTATTAATCTTTTCTAATATCTAAAATCAATACCTAAGAATATTTTAATACCTGTGGTTTTGAAATCAACTATTTTTTTACAATTATTTGAGTGTTGCAACCCAGTGTCTCTTTTTACTATTATATGTAATTACAGCCTTTGCATTTGCGACATAACGCGACTTACCTTTTGGTAATTTTTCTTTATAAAAGAATAGTTCCGGTACACGCTGATTGACAAGTGCAACAATACTGCCATATTGCGGGTGTTTGAATAATTTTACGAAAACATAAGCGCCTGCTATTTTTATTATTTTTCCCGCAAATGCCTTGCCGTTTATTACTACATTAAAATAATCCCGGTCATTAAATTTCGGTACTGCAGCAGTTTTGCCTGAGGACTTAAGTGATGCTGGCTCCTCAGGTTTTGACCATGCGTTGCTTGGATCCGGGCTTATAATATTAGCAGCACCTTTAAGAGCTCTAGAGACAGCTTCCGGACCTGCAGGTTTATAAGGATCCTTTAAGACACCAGCAACATTGCCTGCACCGTGTAATGTTTTTGCTATACCGCGACGCCAGCTTTTAGGTGAAACAAGGCTTTTTGCATACGAGCTTAAAGGTGCTTCATTGAGTAATACCTTTGTGAGATCATTAAATTTACTCATAATACTATAAACTCCTTATACAATTCCATTATATCACCTTCACCGAGACCTGATTGTTGCAAGAATATCTCAACTTCATCTAGACTAGTACAATTAAGTATTTGATCAAACAACGGATCACTTTCTTGTAAATTTAAATGTTGTAAAATAAACCGTTTGAGTTCATCAAGTATATTTGAATCACATCCATCATCTACCGGCTCAACGCTCGCTGCAGGAATTGTCTCGACGCCGACATTAGGCTGTATCATTAATACTTTGACTACGCCATCATTTTCTTCTAATACATAACCTTCATATGACGGACATTCACTCAAATCACTTGCATACGGTATTGTTGATGGGTCTACTTTTACACGTACTCGCTGTAATGCAGTAAGCTTATTAAAGCATGTCTCAAGCAATAAATCGAATCTCACACTATTATTTATAGTTGATAACGTAATATTCATATAATATAATCACATCATACTATGGAAGAATACATAAAGGAAGTGCGTATACAATATGCTAATGGCAATCACCCTCACACAGATGAAGAAAAGCGAATTATAATTGAGCGAGCAGCGAAAGCATACGAAACATATCTCGATGCACTCGGCTTCGACTGGCGCAATGATCCGAATAGTACCAATACACCTCTACGGGTTGCAAAGGCGTTTGTTAATGACTTAGCATCAGGCTGCTACAATGAGCCACCTAAGGTTACATCATTTCCAAGCAACGGCTATGATGGTATAGTATTCCAGGGAGGCATTCCGGTTAAGAGCATGTGTAGTCATCATCACCTCGCATTTACCGGTGTAGCACACGTTGCATACATACCATCACTTGATGGTCGAGTCATTGGGCTTTCGAAATTAAATAGAATTGTTGAATTTTATGCACGTCGTCCACAGATTCAAGAAGGGCTAACAATTCAGATTCATGATGCAATTCATGAGGTGTGCGAAAAAAATCGCGGTGTAGCGGTAGTAGTGAGTGCAACACATACATGTGCATGCAATCGCGGAGTAAAGCATGATGGTTGCGAAATGAAGACAAGTAAGTTGAGCGGTGATTTTATGTCTGATGCTGCAACGCGTGCAGAATTTTATACGTTCGTCGCTAATATGAAGCGTCTATAAGCTTACGTCTATAAGAGCATTGATATCACGTATAAACGGTTCACCTACTAGAACGGGCTCATCATTTTCTGAGCGATCTGCAAGACTAAATGGTATGTTGCGGTAGATTTTATCTTTTAGTTTGATATTAAGTGCTACAACAGGTCTTTCCTCCTTTACACCGCTGCCTATATGTATCACCGTAGTATCAACAAGCGGCGCAGTTACGCGCTTATCATTCACAGTTATAAATGACACTTCATTACCGGCAATATTAGTGTTTATACCGTGTAAAACATTATAGGCTTCATTGCCGCTATCTATTTTTGCGCTTACGCTTCCAATGCCCTCTATAAAAATATTCTCTATAACTGAAAGAACCATCTTACCTTCGGCTTCTTTTACGCAGTTATTTACAAGCTTGTTACCTTTCTTTTTAATGCCGCGCTTTACATAGCCTCTCCAACAATTCTTTTCATAAAAATATTCTCTAAATGTCATTTACTATATTTATACAAAATATAAATGTGCTGGCATTGTTGTAACTAATAAATTATCATTAATAAAATGATATTACCAGATGTATCACTAAATGTAATAAAAGAACCGCTACTTATTGCGTATATAGATAATGTTTTATCAGAAAATTCGCTAAAAGATATTGATGTTGAGATCGAAACAATAGAATGGCCGAGACTATTTGACCGTGCTGGCTCGTATATGCTCGAATGTAATAATATTACCAGATATACGCAGCTTAGAAAATTATATTTTGAATGTTCTTCTTCAAAATTTATCGAACAACTCGAACAAATAACCGGTATAAATTACCTTATACCGGATCCACATATGATAGGTGCAGGTTACAGTCAGATTAAAGATAGCGGTGATTTAAAGCCGCATATTGATTTTAATTGGAATGATCGACTTAAATTGTATAGAGCATGTACTGTAATGATATACCTTACAACACCGGAGTCAGGCGGCGAGATAGAGTTTATTGATGTAGTGAAATTACCCGTAAAAAGAAATAGAGTTGTGATTTTTAATCATAGTGAATCAATTAGACATTTCGTGCACCCTGTTGTCGGCGTAAGAAACGCAGTAAGATTTTTCTACTATACATCTAATGTATCTACACCATCTACACGTCACAAGAGCCTGTATGGTATCAAGGAAGATATACCTTGTGACATATGACTACGAAGCCGGAAATTTACATATGGGTTAATAAGAGCGGCGAATGTCCAGTTACTTTTTTACCTGAATTCATATATCATCGAAGTACAGAGAGTAGCGGAAGCGTAGTTTATACTTATAATGATAAACCCATATACGAAAAAAGAAAAGAAATAATAAACAGCTTTAATGATGCCGTAACAGATTATTTTACAGTACATACACGCACAATTAATGTCGACATACCTATACACGAACACACTAACATTATATTGGTACCATGTATTGACTTTGTAATGTTACTTCACTGTATTACATCAATTCCGCAATACTTGTATAATTTCTGTGAACAACATAATATAAGAATATGTCTCAACTACATTCGCGAATGTATTACTGAATTACAGCGGGAAAAAATCAATGAGTATATAGAGAAATTTTATATTAAAAAAGGATATAATAAAAAATATATTAAAATACTAATTAACGCATTTGAAATAGTTAATGATTGTTGTCTTGTACATACAAACGTATTTGATAAATTTTTATTTAAAAAAATAAAAAATAAACATTATACTTTTTTGCAAAAAAGACAATATAAATTTTCAGTACTGTATGGACTATTATATGAGAGACCGCACAGAATAAATTTTTTATACGAATGTAAAAAAAATAATCTTATTAATAATTTTTATTTTTATAGTATTATTTGTATGAATTACGATAGTACACATCGTTATGTACAAAATTACCTGACACCTGAAAGGTACAGTATTATTAAAGACTTAATTTATCACAAAGTATATAACAACGAGGGTATTTTGCTTAAAAAGCAAGAGCATATCTATAATGACGGTCATGAATATGACATACCTATACAGGTACTCGACAGCTACATTAATATAGTACTTGAAACTAATACCGATACGCCGAGCATTACAGAGAAAATATATAAGCCTATTCTGTGCGGAATACCTTTTATATGGTTAGGATACAAGAATATCAGCAATCATTTAATAAATCAGGGGTATAAACTGTACCCGTTTATTAACTATGAATTTGACAAAGGTGAAACAGAAAGCGAGAGAATAAAACTGTTAATTAAAGAGATGTTACGACTTAGTAATATTGATCTCGAATATTGGGTAAACGAAACAAAAGATATAGCTTTGCATAACACTAACAATTTTTTAACACAACAATATACTGCGAATGATTTATATAACCAATTAAAATATGAGTGAATTTAATAAATTACTAGAATTTGAAAAACAAATTGCACATTTTTTTGGTGCTCCTTATGCATTAGCCGTTGATTGCTGTACACATGGTTTAGAGATGTGTATAAAGTTATGCAGTGAACAGCAAATAATATGCCCGAAGCAAACATACATTTCAATTCCATTCATGCTCGAAAAAATATCATCAAAATATATATTTGATGATATCTTATGGCAAGAGTATTATTATCTTACACCGAGTATTATTGACGCAGCAACATTATGGAGACGCAATAGTTACATACCTAATACATGTATGGGAATTTCTTTTCATATTAAAAAGCATATTAATATAGGTCGCGGCGGGATGATATTGTTAGATAATAAAGTGTGGTATGAACGTCTTAAAAAAATGAGATATGATGGTAGATCAATATATGATGATGTCATGTATATTGATGACAATATAGCAGATATAGGCTATCATTATTATATGACACCAGAGACTGCTGCAGAAGGAATAAAAATTTTTCAGCAAAAAAAAGATATACCACCAAAGATTTTATCTTATAAAGATTACTCAGATATTACGCAATTTAGCTACTTTAAAAATAAATATACATAGCTATGTTTGCAAAAGATATCGAACTACTTAACGAAGTTTACGTACAAAAAATTACAGAGATGAATCTCGGTCCACGAGGTGATAATGGCAGTATCCAGCCATCTACGACAAAAATGCAGCAAATTGACATGACGTCTGAGCCTTGTGGGAAATGTGGTACAGAGGAAGACTGCGAAGGTATGGAAAATCATGAAGATACGAATGCAGGTATGGTTAGACAGAGTTTATTTCGGTTAGTCAAACTATCAGCTATGCTGCATGATTTAGTTGCAAAACACGGTAGTGCTGAACCGTGGGTGTTAAGTAAAGTAACAGAGGCATTAAATCACGTTGAATCTGTATATGGCTATATGGATTATGAGAACTACCGCCAGCAAGTTGATACAGATATTGAAAATATAGAAGAAGAAACAGAACAAGATCTTTATAGCTCTATTTCGAGTGGCGGTGAATCAATAGTTAATAAACTACGTACTGTACTGTCAAAAGAATCACGGGAGCAGGTTGAGAGCTTTATATATGAAGCAATAACAATACTTGAAAAATAATAATCACTGTACGTACGGGCTTTTCTTTTTCATATAGTCAACGATAACATTATACCTTTGCATAAAATTATTTTCATTAACTGAATTAATGAATTTTTGGTAATTAGAATTATTAAGTCTCTCGATGTTATCTGACTTCACTTCATTCTCATTCATTACAAGCTTAAGTTTGTTTTGAATATCAAATGCATTCTCTTTACTAATCGCGTTACCTGTAAATATGGCATCAATTTCCCCTGCCGGTATATCCATAACAAGCGCTTTCGCTAGCATCTTTACAACACTTACATAACCTTCAGGAGCAACGGCCTGTGGCTCATTATCAGCAGCAGGCTCAGGTTGTGCTGCTGGATCAGGTGTTGTAGCATCTTGCGGTGCTGTAGCAGGTGCAGGTTGATCTTGCTCTGATATTACATACGACATAATGTCATTATACTTTTTTAAAAACGCCATGTAATTATTTATGTTACTAGGCTAATAAAAGCTGTCTCGCTTTAAGATCAGTAAGTAGCTGTGTATCTAACAAATATAGATTATGTCTTCTTATGAATGATAGCGTTTTACTAAAAGTAAAAGACGTAAAATCACAGCTATTAACGTAATTAAATAACCTTAACATATGCTCACGTGACATGCCACTAGCATTTTCTTGTAGCATTTTTTTATATTCACTAAATATTATCTTTTCGATAGAATATACCTTTATAGGTAAAACTTTAATTATTTTTTTAATAATTTTTTGCAAAAATGTGTGTGAAACGAGAGTGTGTAACGATGAGGATGTAAAGGTATCATCATAATAAAAAACAACTTTTAAACCTTGACGGGTGTTTGTAGTAAATTTACATATCTCATATATTGTATAATGTAAAAATATATTTTTTATATCGCTAGATATCTTTGCTTTAGGCTGAATATTATACAGATTGAAGCTATTGTATATTTCGTCATAACATGCATCTATCACTGACCATATATCAACAACGCAGAGATCGTATTTATCAATAGAAAAACTATCAGCCATTAACTACAATTGTAGTATCATTTTTATGTTTTTCAAATTCACCCTTCGGTGGTCGACCAATTCTTACATTTAAAATACCATTATAGTATGTATCACTCATAATGACATCGCGTTTAATTTGCTCTTTTATTTCATAATAAGCAAGCGCCCACTTTGAATCACAAACTCTTATAATAGTAAAAACAAATCTTTCTTTACCGTATTTTAAAATATCCTCATTAAGATCTGTAGAAGAACCAGTATAAGTACGCCAATCTGACACTTTATAATCTATTCGACTACGCTTTTTACCTTTTAGTGGCTTCCGTCTTACCTTAGAATTACATTGCTTTTTACCTATATACATCCTACCGGTTGCAGTATTTTTTATTTCATAAATAAAACCAAACGTATTAGCCGTAACGTCCACTCCTTCACTTAATATCCAGTGACCTAAATCCATACTACATACCTGCAGGTTTGCGTCTCGCTATTTTAAATTTGATCTTACCTTTTTTCTTCTTGCTACCGAGAATAGCATTAAAAGGATTAATAGGCCTGTTATCGCCGGGATTGTGTGCATTGCTATTTTGACTCGGAAACTGATTGCCAAATTCACCGGTAGCGTTAGCCCCAAACACATTACTTGCTGCGTTATCTTCGCTAAGTAATGACTCAAAAATCTTATGAAAAATACTCATTTGCAAATTTGTATATCTATACTATTATTTAATAAAAAAATGCTTGAAGACTACATAAAAGAGTTAGAACGTGACCTTAAAATTGATGAACTTAACTTAAAGGATTATCAATTAAGACTTCCTGCACTTAAGCATAAGTGGGCTGGAAGAGCTATACGGTTAAAACTCGATGTAGCGAAAGATGCAAAAGATTGTGATAGTTTAAAAAAACTTCTTACTGAAGAAATACAAAAAAATGCTCCTGTTAAATTATCTCTTGCAGCAATTAGCTCAGCTGTTGAGAAGCATACAGAATATAAACAGCTTGTAGAAAGAATAAGCCATAAAAAACTCGTAATTGAACTGCTTGAAAAAACGGAAAAAACACTTAGCAGTACAACATATGATATAAAAAACTTAATCGAGATTATGAAGCTCGAATTAACATAATGATACACGTTGGCTATGATAAATCAAAAAAGCTCGGTATTATATCGGGAGATTTATTTCAAGAAATGCGTGAGTACTTTTCAGTAAAAAATGATGCGGCTCGTTTTGCAAAACGTTTCAATAGATTTATACCCTCAAGATTGTATGCAATAACCCCGAATGGCCGCTTTGAGCCTGGAATGTACAATGAAATACGTCAATTTATCTTGAGTAAAGATTATGTAGGTGATATAGTTGTTGAAAAAGAATTTACTGATTTTCTTGTACCTGCAATATCAACATGGTATACATCACCGAAGTATACACATGAGCCGCTGCCCTTAATGATACCGTTACGTGATTATCAGCGCGAAATAGTTAAGCGCAGCCTGCAGTACGGTCGCGGTACCATTTTGCTAGCAACCGCAGGTGGCAAGACACTTACTGCAGCATCTATTCTTACTAATATATTCTTTATATACGGTAACAAGTTTAAGTGCTTGTTTATTGTACCCGATAGAGGTCTTGTGGAGCAAACAAGCTCTGATTTCGAGCAATACGGTGTACCGTTCTCTGTATCAAAATGGACCGGTGATGATATTTTAAATCGCGATACAAATATTATTGTTGCAAATATCGGTATAATGCAGAGCAAAAATACTGATTTATCGTGGCTTAGCGAGGTTGATGTACTCTTTATTGACGAGTGCCATCGGTTGAGGAAAGGTAATGAAATAAATAGTATCTTTAAACAATTAAAGACGCCGCATAGATTTGGTCTTACAGGTACAATGCCGGAGGGATTGCTTGATCAGTGGAATATTACAGGAAAGATAGGGCCGGTAATTTTTAAAAAAGAGAGTATAGATCTACGCAATGAGAGTTATATCTCAGGTGTCGAGATTCAAATACTTAAGCTTAAACATCAAGCACATAAATTAAACTTAACATACAGGGAAGAGATAGAGACATTAATAACAAGCGATTATAGAAACACAACAATAAGCACCATATCTTCGCGTGTTCAAAAAAATACTCTTGTACTTGTCGATTACATTGAGCACGGAAAGCGGTTGTATGACTGCATAACAAAAGCATCTCCAGAGAAGCAAGTATTTTTTATACATGGTGATATAAGTGTTGAAGAGAGAGAAAAAGTAAGACAGCTAATGGAGATTGCTGATAATGTAGTCGTTGTCGCAATTTCAAAAATATTTTCAACTGGTATTAACATTAAAAATTTACATTATATTATTTTCGCATGTGGCGGTAAAGCAAAAGTAAAAATAGTGCAATCAATTGGCCGCGGCCTCCGGCTACACAAAGACAAGGACAAGCTAGTAATATTTGATATTGCTGATTCATATCATTACAGTCTGAGTCATCTCGAAAAACGAATTTTATTATATGAAAAAGAGCACATTAAATTCTCAATCAAAGAAATTGAAGAGAAAAAACCAGGAAACTGAACCACCAAAATTAACAAAACTAAAAGCGACGATTGCATCAAGTACTCGTCGCAAAGAGGTTGTATTGCGGGGTGTTGATGCAGAGAAAGTATCTGTACAGGACAAGGTCAAAAAAATTAAACCACGTGACAAGGAGCATTATGTCAATGGAAAAGAATTTGAGGAAGAAATACGTAAATATTATACCACCGGTGAAATCTCTATAAAGCTCGGCGAAAGTATAAACAAGATAGCTAGTGGCCTTTCATACGCTACAAATTTTATTAACTATTCATATAAGGAAGACATGGTAGGTGACGCTATTGTAAAGATGTTTTCTGCACTTAAAAATAAAAGTTTTAGACTCGATTCAGGCTTTAGCCCGTTTTCATACTTTACTACTATTGCATTCCATGCATTCATTAATAGAATTAAAAAAGAAAAAAAACATCATGAAGCTCTCAATGACTACAGAGATAAAGTTTATACTGAATTAATGATAGATACTAATGATATTAACGGTACACATGTATATGTGGACCCTACCTACAGTAATGATGACGATTACTGACCTCAATACGCAAACATCAAAGATCTGCTGCATTGCAGATCTTCATATCGGGGTACATCAAAATAATTCTTTATGGCATGATATTGCTCTTAAGTGGGCATCCTGGCTCAAGGCTGATTTAGAGAAAAAAAATATAAGCGATATTTTTATACTAGGTGATGTTTACCACTACCGCGATGAAGTGGCGGTTAACACAATGCATATTGTAAACCAGATATTCTCTCTCTGGAAGGACTTTAATATCACTATACTTGTAGGTAATCACGATGCTTACTATAAGGATAATTCAACAGTAAACTCACTCTCACTACTTAACGGTAAGAATAAAATACGTGTAATAGATACCACACAGACCTTTACTCTTTACGGTAGAACCGTAACATTTTTACCGTGGGGTGCACCGCTTAATGATGTACCTAAATCCGACGTACTGTTTGGACATCTTGAAGTAGAAAGCTTTAAGATGAACAGCTACAAACTTTGCGATCATGGCATAAAGACGCAGTCACTTCTTGACAAAGCTAAGCTTATAATGACAGGTCATTTCCATCTAAGGGAAGAGCGGTCTTATGAAAAAGGTACTATAATATACGTCGGGAATCCGTATGAAATGGATTACGGTGATTACAATTCAAAAAAGGGGTATTATATCCTAGATATAGATACTTTAAAATATGATTTTTACGAAAATAAAATATCACCTCGACATAGTAAAATATCTGTAACTGAACTACAGCAGTACAGAGAAGGTAATAAGAACATTGATGCTCTATTCAATAACAATATCGTCCGTGTAGTTGTTGATGGTAAGCATACTGCTGACGAGATCGACGGAGCCATCAAGTATGCATCAGGATTTAAGCCTGTCAATTTATCAATCGATTATTCTCTGCATGATACTACAATAGGTACATCTGAAATTATATCATCTTCTGATAGTGTAGATCTCGAACAAACAATAACGGAGTTTATAGAGACGCTAGATATACAAAATAAGAAAGCAGTACAATTATACTGCATAGATGTGTTTAAAAAAGTAAAATGAAAAATATCGTTTTTAGTAGTGTAAAGATACAAAATTTTTTATCTGTAGGTAATGAGCCTGTTATCATAGATTTTAAACCTGGTCTGCATATTATTACAGGTGTTAATAAAGATAAGGAGGATAGACGCAATGGTGTCGGAAAGTCTACCATAGCAGATGCAGTATATTTTGCAGTCTTTGGCGAGACGTTACGCGACGTCAAGAAAGAGCATATTGTAAATAGCATTACAAAGAAAGGCTGTGCAGTAGAGTTGGAGATACAAGTAAAAAATAGTACTGAAAATATTAATCTCAAAATTGTCAGAACAATAGAACCATCGAAGTGTTATATTTTTATAAACGGTGAAGACAAAACATTAGATAGTATTTCTAATACTAATAACTTTATACGAACACTTCTCTCCTGTACACCTGAGGTATTTCAAAATTGTGTTATAATGACAATTAATAACACCACGCCATTTATGGCTAAAAAGAAGCAAGAAAAGCGTGAGTTTATCGAGAATATTTTTAATTTAAGCATGTTTAGTGAAGCTCTTACTTTTCTTAAAAGCGATTTAACAGAAAAAAGAAAAGTATATGATATTGAGCTAGCAAAATATGAAGAAAATGACCGTTCTTTAAAAAGACAAGAGAAGCAACATCTTGAGATTAATACCGAAAAAGAACGTAAGAAAAAATTACTTGAAGATAGAAAAAAACAAAATAGTGCAGATATAGAGAATTTACAAAAAAAAGCTAATAGCTTAATCATTGAATCGACGGATACAATAAAAAAATCAGTTGATGATTTATGTGGCGGTATTATTAAGATTGATAATATTATACTGGAACTTAATCAGTCAAAAGCAGTACACAACGTTAATATACAGCAATCTAATAAGCAGCTTAAGCAGATCGGTACCGATGAATATAAGTGTCCTGTCTGTTTAAGAGCTATAGAGACACATGATAAAGAACACATTGACAAAGAAAAACAAAAGCTAACAACAGCAATTACTGAAAATCTTCAAGGTGTTGAAGAGCACGATAAAAAAATTACCGATTACAGAACAAAGCGCAATAAAATTGATACAAAGATAACAGAGTTAAAGGCAAATATTCATAAAACTGAACTAGTGATACAGGAGAAAGCTAACCTGACCGTTCGTATTAAGCAACTCATAGATATACTCACGACTATAGAAAGTGATATAAAGGATATTGACAATTCTATTGTCAGTGTTGATCTTAATCTTGATGAGCAAAGAGAAGATCTTAAACGCTCACTGCAAACGATCGATATATTAAAGAATGAATTATCAGTTATTGAAGCTGCAAAATTTGTCTTTTCTGAGGAAGGGGTGAAATCAATTGTCATTAAAAAAATTCTACAGCTCTTTAATAGCAAACTTGCATACTATTTGAAGAAAATGGATGCAAACTGCACATGTACTTTTAACGAATATTTTGAAGAAGAAATAAAAGACATAAAAGGTAAAATGTGCTCATATTTTAATTTTAGTGGTGCAGAGCGTAAGAACATAGATCTCGCTTGTCTTTTTGCATTTATGGATATGCGTAGATTGCAAGGTGATGTCTGCTTTAATTTTAGTATATATGATGAATTATTTGACTCGAGCCTCGATGAAAGAGGTGTCGATCTCGTTATTGATATTCTTAATGAACGTGTTGAACAATTTAAAGAGTGTATTATGGTAATAAGTCATCGTAAAGAAAGTATAAAAGCTGCAACCGGGGATATTATCTTTTTAGAAAAGAAAAACGGTATAACCTGTAAAGTTGATTTTACAAATACAACTACATAATTACAAGCAATATCATGATTGTTTCACCTTTCGTTTCACCTTTTCCGAGTCCTTTTGGCGGGTATGCACCTACAGCACCACAGCAACAAAATACACTTCCGCCCCCACCGGAACTTAGCTTACAACGTGGATTAAATTATTATGCTGATTATAGTGGTTGTGGTTTCTGGCGTATGATATGGCCAGAGCACTTACTTAATGCACATCAAAAAATGACAGTACATGGCAGCACTGTCATGTGTTTTGATCCTAACTATTTTAGAAATGTAACAGCAGTACGCATTCAAAGACAAGCTACAGCTCATCAATTACGTTTTATTCAATATTTAAAAGAACTGAGTAAAGAACACAAATTTCGTATTATTTACGAAATCGACGATCTTGTTTTTAGCGAGGATATTCCAGATTATAACAAGTATAAACCTGCATTTACAGATCCTGAGATACGTAGAGTAGCGCAATCTATTATGGAGCTATGTGATGAGATTACAGTCACATGTGACTTTATGAAAGATTATTACATGAGTAAGACTGGTAATAAAAATATTACAGTTATACCTAATTATCCCCCTAAATTCTGGATGGGCAATTATTACAGCGAGAAAAAGCTTTCTGAAAATTACGATAAATTTCACAAAAGACCGAGGGTGTTATATGCGGGGTCAGGAGCACATTTTGACGTTGATAATAGAGTAGGTCAAAATGACGACTTCGCGCATGTGTGTAAAGTAATTGAGGCTACAAAACACAAGTATCAGTGGGTGTTCCTTGGAGCATACCCGCTACCTCTTACACATCTCGTACGCAGCGGTGAGGTAGAATTTCACCCTTGGGAGAGATTATACACATACCCTGAAAAAATTTCAAAATTAAATATTAATGCAATGGTCGCGCCGTTACAGGATAATACTTTTAATAAAGCGAAGAGCGATCTTAAATTAATAGAAGCAAGTTGCTACGGTATACCTATCGTATGTCAAGATCTCGTAACATACGAAAATGCACCTTACAAGTTTAAGACAGGTGATGAAATGATCGATCAGCTCGACGAAATACTCGGTAAAAAAGGCAAATACATGAATATATCATCAAAATTTAGAAAAATTGCAGAGACAAGATGGCTTGAGCTTGATGAAAATATTGACAAATATAAAGAGCTTTACACCTTACCGTATGCACACCCGGATCGCAAGTTACTAAATAGTATAAATCGAATAAGATAATATTTGATTTCATGCTCTATTTCATGTACCATAATGGTATATGTTTAGAAATTGCGCTTATATTCCAAAAGACCAAGCCATGCGTCTTTATACATGGGATGAGAATGGTCAACGAATATCTATAGATTCAACATACGAGCCGTACGTATACCTAGAGACAACTCATAACGAAGATTGTCTCAGTATCTTTAATACAAAATTAAAAAAACGACGTTTTCGTAATCAATCTGATAGGGCTCAATACTTTAAAGATAATAATATTGTCCGTGTTTTCGAAAATTTTGGTGTACAACAACAGTTTTTGATTGACAATTTTGGTAGTCAGAATGAAGAGCCGGATTTTGCTAAATACCCCTTGAAGGTATTTTTTCTTGATATAGAAACATATAGTTTAGATAGTTTTCCGAATATTGAAGAAGCAAACCACGCTATTAATGTCATTACAATTTATGACACCTTGTTAAAGAAATTTAAAACATTCGGCACTAAACCACATATTCCCGATGATAATAGCATAGAATACATATACTGTAAGACAGAGAAAGAACTGTTGAGCAAATTTATTGATTTCTTTGTAAGTGATTATCCGGATATATTATCAGGTTGGAACAGCGAATTTTTTGATATACCTTATATTGTTCACAGAACAATAAGGTTACTTGGAGAAGGTGAAGCAAACAGACTATCTCCTATCGGCAGAGTTAGGTCGAGAGTCTTTATGGGTAAGTTCGGTAAAGAGCAAAAGAGATGGTATATAGAAGGTATATCATGTGTTGACTACTTGCAGATTTATAAACGCTTTTGCCCCGTACTGCGCGAGCGATACAAATTAGGATATATTGGCGAAGTTGAGCTCGGTGAAAGTAAGATCGATTATGGTGACATTGATCTCGCAACACTCGCAGATACTGACTGGAATCTCTTTGTAAAATATAACATACAAGACGTTAATCTTCTTGTAGAGCTAGAAAAAAAATTGCAGTATATCCAATTATTACGCATGATAGCGTATGCAGGTCTCACAACATTCGAAGGTGCACTTGGCTCGTTGAGTGTAATTACAGGGTTATGTGCAATCCGAGCGAGATCACGTAATCAACGTATCCCTACTTTTAATAAAGGTAAGGTGATTGAGAATGACGAACAGAACGCTGGAGCATATGTTGGTGAGCCACAGCAAGGGTTTCAAGAACATATAGTATCATTTGACGCCAACAGTCTGTACCCCAACGTGATGATTACATTAAATCTATCACCAGAAACAAAAATAGGCACAATAACTGACATGACGGGCGATGAGATAACGATCAAGCATGTTAACGGCTCACACTTTACTCTTACAAGAGAAAAATTTTCAACATTCGTTAAGCAAGAAGAGATTGCTATATCAAAAGCAAAGGTACTCTTTTCACAAAAAACAAAAGGCATTATACCTGAAGCGGTTGATCATTATTATAAGAAACGCGTCGAGATTAAAAAGCAGCTTACTGCTGCAAAGCACGAACAATTAAATTGTAAAAAAGATACAATTGAATATGCTGAGATGCAAAAAAATATTGAAAATCTCAATATCACTCAACATACGATAAAAATTCTTATTAATACCATTTATGGCTATTTCGGCAATAAGCATAGCCCTCTTGGTGATGACGAGCTAGCGGAATCTATTACGCTTACAGGTCAAGCGACCATCAAGCAATCGAACCAACTTCTGCTTGACTATATATGTGAACATACAGGTATAGCCCAAGATGAACTCGAGAAGGATACACCGATTATCTATAATGATACTGATAGTTCGTATATTTCTATTAGGCATCTTATCAAACATAAAGGTATAGAGATGTTTAATAAGAGCGGCAAGATTACAAAAGAGTATTACAATGCTGTAAAGGATATTGAAGATTTTCTCAACAAAGGTATACAGGAGTGGGGATGTAAATCTCTCGGCTCAAAAGACTGTAGACTTAATTTTAAAAGAGAGCGTATTGCCGACACAGGCCTGTTCTTACAGAAGAAGAGATACGTTCTACATGTTCTTGATGAAGAGGGTATACCGTGTAGTAAGTTTAAGTATACAGGCGTCGAGGTAGTAAGAACAACAATGCCAGCAACAATTAAGGAGCACGTCAAGAAGATTATTGAGACAATGCTTATAACAAAGTCAAGATCGGAAACTGACAAGGCGTTTATAGAAGCATATGATATTTTTAAGACACTGAGTATAGATGATATTTCTTCTGTTATGGGTATAAAAAATTATGAGAAGTACGCATCACAGTGTGAAGACTTCAGAACTGTGAAAGGTATGCCGATACATGTAAAGGCTGCTTACTTCTATAACATGTTTGTAAAAAAATTAGGTATCGAGAGAAAATATGAAACTATTTCTTCTGGAGATCATATTCGATATTTTTACGTTAGAAAACCAAATCGGTATGGATTGAATGCTATTGGTTATAAATATGAATATCCGAAAGAGTTTGAAGGTATTTTTGATCCTGATTATGAGATAATTTTTGAGAAAATGATACATTCAGTTATACAGCGTTTTTATGAGGCTGTAAAGTGGAAGCTAAAAACACCTAGTCAGCAAGGTCAAACAGATTTATTTGATTTATTAGGTGTATAGTGGATTTTATTGTAGTTTAATATAAAATAATATTTGAAATTATGGAACAACAATTAATCACTTTCGTCGATCATATCGGCAGAACACTCATCGGACTTCATCAAGGAGACACAGAAGATAAACAGTCATTTCTTGTAAAGAATCCTGCTATTATTCATGTACAACCGACTCAGAACGGACAGCTTAATGTACAGACGATTCCTCTCTATTTTCGAGAATTCGTAGGTGAAAAAAGTAAAGTGGATGGCACAACGTGGAAATTTCATTACTCCTCTGTGGTGCTCGGCGTAGAAGTAGATAATGACGCACGTCTTGTAGAGCAGTATCACAGGCTCTTTACAGCTGCTCCAGCAGCAGCTCCCACCAACTCTGGTGATAAAGTTGTCAAGCTGTTTGATGAGTAAAATAAATAAAAATTATGCAAAGAAAAGCGAAGATTAATTTCTTCGCTTTTTTTATTTGATAAGCAGCATTTTTCATATATACTCGTTTTTATGGAAAAAGAAATCGATAATATATTTAAAAAGCTAGATTCTCTCAACAGTGAGGCAACTTTTCTTAACGAAAATGCTCTGTCAAATGTTGACACCTGGTACGATACGGGGTGTTATGCACTCAATGCGATACTTGGTGGTAGTTGTAGAGAGGGTGGTGTACCGAAAGGTAGAATTGTAGGCTTTTCCGGTGAATCGATGACAGGCAAGACATACATTGTGAATAAGATTCTTGCTAACGCTCAAAAGCAAGGTGTATATCCGGTCATTTTTGATACAGAATTTGCAATCGACGAAGCTTCAACGAAGGGTGTAGGACTCGACCCATCAAAGACGAAATACGTACCTGTGTATACTGTCGATCAGTGTAGAAATCAACTATCTGCATTTCTTGATAGTGTAATTGAAAATAAGCAAGAAGGTAAGTTTATTATCAGTATTGATAGTCTCGGTAACCTCTCATCACAAAAAGAAATTGATGATATCGCTAAGGATAAATCTGCAGCTGATATGGGATTGAGAGCTAAATCACTGAAGAGCTTGCTACGTACATTAACATACAAAGCAGGTCGTGCTGGTGTAACAATACTGTTTACAAACCATACTTACGCTGATCCAGGTGCCATGTATCCGTCTCTCGTGAAGACACAGGCTGGTGGGTCTGGACCGGTATATATGGCAAGTATTCTCGTACAGCTTGCAAAACGCAATGAGAAGGAAGGCGAGGGTGATGCTGGTAATATTAACACTACAAAGCTTGCAGAGGCGAACAAATATTCAGGTACCACGTTGCGTGCACTAACAGTGAAGAACCGCTTCGTCCCACCGTTTCTCGAAGCAGAAATGTATCTCTCTTTCAAGTCAGGTCTTAACAAGTATAGTGGATTATTACAGATGGCAGCAGCACGAGGCATTGTTGAGCAAACAGGCTCAACGTATGTCATAGGTCTTGATAGCGGTAAGTATAAAAAAGGTGAAAAACTGGGATATGCAAAGAATTTCGTTAAAGACATCTCGTTTTTTGAAGACTTCCTGATACCAGAACTCGATAAAAGACTGGCTGAAGATTACAAATATAATAGCAACGATAGTGATGGCAGCGAAACACAACCAAAAATTGAAGATGAATTTAATGACAAAGAATAAGGTAGTTTTATCATATTCTGGTGGGATGGACTCAACTGTTCTACTGTATAAAGCGTTACGTGATTTTGATGTTGTACACACGGTAACCTTTAATTACGGTCAGAGACACCAGAAAGAAATAGAGATAGTAAAGCAACAAGTACTACAGTATTCAGACAAAAAATTAACGAATATTGTACTTGATTTACCGTTTTTTCAGCAATTTAAAGGATCATCATTACTCGATAGTACCATTGATGTAGCCAAGGCAAGAGAGGCTATGGGTGATCCACAGACAGTAAATTACGTACCATTTAGAAACACAATTTTTCTGTCAATTCTTGCTGGATATGCAGAAAGTGTAGGTGCTAAGACTGTCTGGTACGGTGCTGCACAAGCAGATAGCGTAGCTGGCTTTTATGATGGTAGCACCGAATATCTGGAGCAGATCAACAATATTACACGACTCAATAGACGTAACGTCATCACCATTGAAGCACCGCTTATCACACTGTCAAAAAAAGAAATCATTGAGCTCGGGATATCATATGGTGTTGATTATAATAACACATGGACATGTTATGAGGGCAAAGAAATGGCATGTGGTGAATGTACAGCATGTGCATTAAGACTTAAGGGGTTTGTTGATGTAGGCATGCCTGACCCTGTAAAATATTCAAAAAATATACCTTGGGATAAACTTATTAAGACTGTTGCCAAATAGCGGTGATCTGTTGCTGTAACGGTCTAGGAGCGTATTTACCCGCTTTCTTTGTAGTAGGGTTATATTTTGCCCAGCCAGTACCAGACCATATGTACGGTTCATTTTTGAACATTACAGTATCATCATTCTCTGGTGTACCTTTACCTGCAAGATCGCCTGACTGTAGCAGTTCACCGAGAGACGCTTGCACTCTAGTTATGGTTGACTGCCTCACATCACCGTCGGGTATAAATCCAAGTTTTTGAAGATCTTTAATTAAATTGCTAGAGGCAGATTTAATTATATAATTTAACTTACCTGAGGCATATGCATCACCTGCGCTAGCAGTAGCTTTACCAATAAGCGATCTACCTACGTTCTTTGCATACGTACCAACCGCAGTACGTGCACCTGCTACACGGGCTCCAGCACGCGATAACATACCCTCATTAACAATTTTTGATTCATACAATAATGCAATGTGATTGTTATCGCTTGTCATTTTTATTAATTTTGCTGATTCCAATATGATCTACCGGTTTGCGGCATAAAGTGCTTTGATGCATACTCCTCTGGATCGAGATTTACATCAGTAGTGTCACCTGCATCTTCTAAATCGTCACCTGCCTCACCAGGTATAACTCTAGATCCATCGGTATCAAAAATACCTCTGTTTATAAGACCTTTAATTAAGCCTGTAGCACGCACTTCAGCACTCTTGCTTGAAATCTCTGGATCACCCTGAACATAGAGTTGACCAATTTCTTTCGCGAGCTCTGACATCTCCATACCACCCTCAATAGAATAAACGAGTTTCTTTGCAGCTTCTATATACTTGTTACTTGCAGGTTCTGCTGTCGGTGCATTAGATGATGGTGTACTTACAGCGGGCTCACTGCCAGATGATTGTGGCTCAGCTGATGGCGCAGGTTTACTTACAGCTTGCTGCACAGCTGTAGTAACAGCATTCTGTACTTCACCTTCTGAAGGCGGCTCATCACCTTGGGATTCATCCTCTAGTGCTTGGACTACATCTTGTATAAAACCTCTAAAGATACGCGCAGTGTAACCGTGTATAGCACTTGACGATAAGCCTTTTACTTTTTCAAGCTCAGGGTATGATGACTTAAGCTGTTGAATTATTTCTGGTAATTTTTGCTGTATAGCGTTTTGAAGTTTGCCTAACTGCTCTCTTTTATCCCCTGAAGCTGCAAATCGGCCACCTGGAAATAATTCATCATAAATCGGTTTTGAAAGAATATCAGCAACTTCTTCAGCAGATTTATTCAATGCGCTTTTTAATACCTTAAAAATATAGGTATCATTAGTTTTTTCACGCTCTCCTACACCTTTTGATACTGCAGCACCAAAGGTACCGTATTCAGCACCGAGGTCAAGTTCATTCAATATAATGTGATTTTTATATTGTTCAAAAATTAAATTACAATCATTATTCATGGCTTGAAATATTTATTCTCTCATATATATTTATTACAGGGAGGTATAAAATTATTTGCTCAATATTTGGTTCCACAAAGTTTACAACTTATAAAAAATTATACGAAAAAGGTCAAACTAGAGGCGATTTTTCATACGGTGGCCTCTTTGTTCGTAGTAGAAATCTAGTTGTAACTATAAAAGCAGAAGGTACGATTGATCTAGACAAGACAGATATACTTGTCAGTGATAGTCACGAGGTTGCTGTCAACGATTTTAATCTATATCTCGGACATACACAAGCACCGACAAGCTGTCAACGTACTTATACATACGATACTACGCACCCGTTTTGCTGTAATGAGTGGGTTGTAGCACATAACGGTGTACTTACTAATTGCGAGAAAATAAAGAAGAGAATAAATGATAATACGCTGTATAACGCTGTCGATACATCTCTCATTCCCGCTCTTATGCACACCTTAAGCAATGAGGGGTATGAAGAAGTAGAATCTATAATTGAAACACTTTCTTTTATTGAAGGTACATACGGGGTATGGATACATAACAAGCTATCATGTAATACATATATAGCACGCTGCGGTAGTACACTTTATAGTAATTTCCTAACTAATGATTTCTCTTCAGTTGATACAAAAGGCATGCAGCCGCTTACCGAAGGCTCCCTCTTTCTGCTAACCGCTGAAGGTGTCACCGAAGTCGGTTACTTCGATACCAACTCACCGTTTCTTGTAATATGAAAAAAATTCGAATCGTATCTTGTACACAAAAAAAAGACTATAAAGAAACTGATCTTTACAAAAGCATACAACAAATACAAACATGTACGGAAGTTTTTTTTGATTCTGTACATTTTTATACTGAAAATAAAGAAGGCCTGAGTAAGCGATATAACCAGTACCTCAAAGAGTGTGATGTTGATTCAGTAGTAGCATTTGTGCATGATGATGTAGTCATAGAAGATGCGATGGTAATTTCAAAGCTACGTAACTACCATGACCAGTATGATATTGTAGGCGTAGCTGGTGGTACTAATATGCAGATTAAGGCGCCGGCATTATGGCATATAATGTGTGGTGGGTTCGGCCCAAATCTAAGAGGATTTGCAGGACATTTCGTTAATGAAACAAATCAGAGCTCTATCACTAATTTTGGCTATACACCTGCAAGAGTAGCTGTCGTAGACGGGCTCTTTATGTCTGTAAATGTTGCTACTGCGAGGCAAAATAACTGGCAGTTTAATGAGAATTACACATTCCATCACTACGATATTGCAAGCTGTCTGGATGCAAATAAGAAAAAACTAAAAGTAGGAGTTGTGCCTATATGGCTTACACATCGCTCACCAGGCCTACGCGAATACAATCAGTTATTTGTTGATAGTCAAAAAACTTTCCTCGAAGAGTATAAGAATTATTGATTGCCGTTAAAGCTGATCGTATAATACGCTAACATGTCGAAGATAGATTTAAAT